CTAGTTCTGGGTATCGTTCTATTCTCTTATCAATTACTAACATAAACAAGTAAAAAACTGAAAATATAAGAACAAGTATAGAAACCCCAACTACTGCTTGATATGTAAGTTTTTTCTTTCTTGCTTGTTTTCTACGATTCTCTATTTCATTTCTTCTCATCTGGTTAGCAATAGCAACTTTTTGCTCTTTACCCATAACCTTCATCATCTCTTCAACTTCAGTATAAAGAGCTCCAAGTTCTGGTGGGCATTGATACACCATGAGTTCTCTTAATTCGCTACTCATTGCTTCTAATTGCTTACGCATAAGAACACGCTGTAATGCACGTTTACCTAAACTTGCATCGCCTGTATATACTTCTGTTCTACCACGCTTTTCTTCTTCTTCGAAGATAGCCATGCATTTATAAAAGTTATCGTAATATGCGCCGAGATGATTGCCGATCTCAGTATATACGTCAGTCGTTTCACCTCTCTTTTTGTTAAGATCAATGACACGATTTTTCTCTTTTATATACTGATTCTTTTGTTCGACTGTTGGCGGTTTGTCTGGGGGATGTCTACGGGTGAATTGATCCTCTAGATCTTTTAAGATCGATTTTACATCACCAGATGCACCTTTGATTTCTTTATATAATTCACACCCTTTTTTGACAGCTTGGACTGCTCCGTTTGCGAGCGCAAACAGGGTAAGTGGATCCATTGAGATTCCATCGTTATTATTATTTTAGGAAAAGGCGAGTTGTATCGCCTTATTCCTATTTATATTTTGATGGTCTGCCAGAGATTGGCTTTTTGACTATTTCCTTGGTATCGGAAACGGGAGACAGGGTAAACTCATCCTCTTTTGCTGAGAATGGGCTAGTTTGGACTATCTGTGTTTCTTGTAAAGGTTCTTCTTTTATCTCTTCAACCTTCTTAAGAAACTCTTCAGTCTTTTCTGGAACAGGGATACCATTAACCTCTGCTCTTTTATAGATTGACTCATCCCAATCATCAAACAACTTAGGTTGTGGATGTGGTTCTTCTGGTTTTGCTACAAGTGGTCCAACTGGATCTACTCCAGGAACTTTCCAAACCCACTTCTGTTTAAGATAAGCATGTTTATCAACTTCTTCAGTTTTTACATCATCTTGATATTTTGGTGGTATTGGTTCTTCTTTATCTAAGGCTCTTGCTACTTCTTTGCCACGTCTAAAGAATTCTAAAACTCCAGGATCATCCATTGGATTTACCTTCTGTTCTCTATTCCATGCTATTAACATAAGAACTGCTAGTGGGTCAAATACAAGAACAATGAGAATGATAACCCAACGTACTGCTTTTTCTAATAAGTCTTGTCCTGCATTATCGCCATAGATTAGTGCTGCTATGTATTTAATCGGTCCAACTTCTGCTTCGACTTTTCTGACTTCGGCTGCGATTGGCGCACGTTCGTTATTGAGTCTAGCGATTTCTTCTTGGGCTTTTTGGATTTCTCCGATAAGTTGGTTTCGTTCTTTAGTTTGACTACGTCTAATTTGGACTGATCTTTCGGCTCCTCTGTCGTCACTTGTTCGACTGAGGGTTTGATCAACTTGCGCATCCAATTGAGTAAGTGCTTTACGAGCAGCATTTACATTCTCCCTTTGTGTTGTTATTTTCTGATCTATAATTTCAAGTTTAGAAACTACGTCACCAGTAGGAATTGCTTGGTCTAAATGTGCCTTTGACAAATAACCAAAGATACCCATGCTTGTAAGTAACATAAGAATTACTAAAGCAGTGGTAAAATAAACTTTTAGAAGAACTGGAATTTCTTTCCAGTTGCGATATAGCCAAGAGGCTACTACGAGTTTTGATGCTTCAAGAGTTCCACCCATAATTGCGATTGGAATTGCTGATGCAGCAAAGATTGACATGAGTCCAACAACTGCATAAAACGCAGCGATAGATGAAAGTAATATCGCAGTTACAAATAACAAATAACTCATTTTATTCCCCTTACGTGTTTTCTGTGTGTTTTTACCATAATCCATTCATTGTACCAATTTTGTTCAATTAGCACATTGTTATCAAATTGTAGTTTTGCTTCCCAGTATGAACACTCACCTTTAGAAGCACACAACTTAACTATCTCTCGTTTGAAATGTTCTTTACCTTCACGCTGAACATCTTCATTCAATTCTTTGTTAGAACCGTAATAGGTTTTCCAGTCACTTTCCTTTACGCTTCTTCTTCTACGTGTTTTACCTTTAAGCGGTGGCTTGCTAACCTTGCTGTAGAAAAACTTTTTACCAATATACTTCTTACTGGTTTTTAAATTGGTAATTATATAAACAAACCCATAGAAATCATCAGGTGGATCTAATACTGCTGCACCATCATATATCCATGGGTTCTCATAAAGCTCGTCATTCGTCGTCATCGTCCAGTTCTTCTTCGTAAATGTCGTGCCCGCAAACTGGGCAAAAGACTATATCTTCATATTTATAGTCATCGCCCTTCACGACAATTTTACCAGAAGAACCGCAGTTATCGCAGTCGTAGTGTTTTGTTGTAGACATTATGCAGCCTTCGCCCAAACGTCATCCCAATTGCCAGACAAAGCACCTTTAGCATAATCGGTAACACGATTCTCAAAGAAGTTACCATGAGTTGGTGCGTTAATCATTTCCTCAACCCAGAGTAAAGGATTCTTCTTAATCTTAAATATTCCCTTAAGACCAAGCGAGATGAGACGACGATCAGCAATATACCTAATATACTTTTTAACATCTTCAGCTGTAAGATCTGGCATATCGCCCATACTAAAAGCAAGATCAATAAACTTATCTTCGAGCTCGACCATCTTTTCAGCAATCGTATAAATCTTAGATTTAAGATCGTCGTTCCAAAGTTCACGATTCTCCTCTACGTATGTTCTAAAAACTTTAATCATTGACTCAGCGTGCATCGTTTCATCAACAATAGACCAAGTAACAATTTGCCCCATACCCTTCATCATTCCATGACGTGGGAAGTTTAGCAACATAATGAACGAAGAGAATAGTTGCATACCCTCAGTGAATGCTGAGAAAGCAGCAATGTTAGCAGCTACTGATTCAGCTGTACCATTCTTACTTGAAAGATCCATGAAGTAATCATGTTTCTCTCTCATCTCAGCGTACTCTAGAAACTCAGCATATGTTGTTTCTGGCATACCTAGTGTTTCAATTAAGTGGCTATATGCAGCAACGTGTAATGCTTCGCGAGCAGCAAACCCAAGAAGCATCATACGAACTTCTGGTTGTCTGAAATATGGAAGATAGTTTGTTACATATCCACCAGCTACATCAATATCACCTTGCGTGAAGAAACGGAAGATATTGGTTAGAAAATGTTTCTGTGGTTCTGTTAGTTTATTTTTCCAATCTTTAACATCTTCAAGCATTGGAACCTCTGTGTGCATCCAGTGAGACTGCTCATGCTTCAACCACGCCTCATATGCCCATGGGTAATGAAATGGTTTAAACGAAGCACGGTCGTCTGTTAATTTTAATTTTTCTTTCTTCGGAGCCATCTTAATTTCTCTTTCTATTAAACGATGCGACCATATCCGCAAAAGCTACAAATGCGTCTTTATGCATATGGAATGTTGCTACTTCTTGATATTCTTTTTCTTCTTCATCTGGAGTATCTAAGATTTTAACTTGGGTAATGCCAATCATTTCGTCATCAACATTAGCCATCATAAACTTATATTTTACTGGAGCATGTTCAAACGTGTCAGGATCACCTGCTCCAGTTTCTTGACTAATGGGGATTAATTCCTGTACAACTATCTCACGTTCTGTCATATTAGTGTCAAACTCAATCATTCCATTCCTCCAATTATACTACCTTTAAAATATTCATAACAGCAAACTCTACTGCTGCTTTCATTTCCATATTTGATGCTTCTTCATAAACCTCATCAGTTCTAATAATGTCCTGTAAAAGTTCTTGCAATTCATCTTTACTGATCTCACCATTATCATACATTATTTTATACGAATTAGCAAGTTGTATCTTTTCTTCTGCCCATGTGCTCATTTACTTGTTCCTTGATTGAAGTGCTTTTGCGATTGCATCAGCTTGTTTAGACATTAGAGTTACTTTGGCAAGGCAAAAACCCTTGCTCATCTCTCCATCTTTTGCTTTGTTATGCAACCCCAAAGATGTGTCATTGAATGGACGAATAAGTTGCAAAACATCTTTACTCTTGCGAGTATCTGCGTAAATCCATAACCACTCTTTTCTTTCTTCAATTTTTGCGGTTGTCTCTAAAGCTGTCTTAGCATTAGTACAATCAACTTTGTTAATCAGATATCTAATATCTGTTACTGCTGCAGCTTCATTAGCATCCCAAGATGACGGGAGCATATCTTTAACTTTATCAATAGCAGCGCAACCTGCTAGTGATAAACTAATCAGTAGAATTGTTATTGTTCTCATTGGTTTCCTCTTCCAGATAGAAGGCTACTGTTGCCCTTGCTGTTAATGGTACAATGTCATATTTCTGATCGGAAGAAAGAAACAAAAGATCTCCTTGCTTTAGTTCTTTTGTTATTTTAGTTTCTCCCAGATCAAGTTCAACTTTTGCTGCACCTAATGCTTGCCAGAAAATGATATCTTTACTTATAGATTTATTTCCAGTTGATTTTGAACTGAAGCTCAATAGAATATCAGCAGCAATTATCTTTTGCCTCAAAAACGTATTCAACTCTTCAATGTAGTAATTTATATCTCTAATGTTTTCAGCATTCGTCAATAGATAACTCATTGTGCCAATTGGAAACCCAATGTTCTTTTCTGGATTGTCTGCGCAATACTGCAAATAATAAACTGGTAAGTCCCACCCAAACTCTGGCGGCATAATATCCTCAAGAATCAACCAAGACTTATTGACTAGGGATCTATTTAGATTTTCTTTATCAATTTCATTTAATATCATTATCGATTAACCTATCTACAAATTGTAATAAGAGTTCATTGTGTCTACCATCATGCCAATGTTTCGGCATCCAACTATGATAATTGTACCAATACTTTTGGCTTTCTGGATGGCAACCAATCAACCCAATGTTCCCTTGTATAATCGCCATAGGATCACCGTTGCTATAACGAGCCACAACGTCCACATTACCACCAACCATACAAGCACCGTCATAAAAGAACATCCTTTCTAGTTGCCCTTCCCACTCGACCAACTGTCCCTTGGCATGAGGACGTCTTGCGTCTGCATTTGGTCTTGTGATGTATTGCTCGACTCTGGTTCCGTCGAGAATATCGAAGCAAGACTTATCAGCCCAATAAGCACCCATGCAAATACCAAGATATGGCTTCCCGTTCTGGACGAGACTCCTAATACTACGCACATGCCTAGCAAGAAGTTTATCAAATCTATCGGAATCACCAGTACCTCCTGGAAAACAAATTAAATCAACGTCATCAAAGAAATCATCTTCAATCTCATGTTTTGAAAATAATTTAAATTTATATTTTGAAGACAATGCTTCGATGACACCATTCGCACACTGTATAGAACAGTTTGGATGTTGCACAAACAAAGCTATTGTTTTCATTTACCCCTCGCATGCTAAACATTCAGCTCCTTCAGCCAATGCCTTCAAGTCAATCTCTTGAATGACTTCACGCTCAATCTTTCTAGCAACTTTATCTGCTTTACCAATCTTCTCAGAACGGCAATAGTATAAAGTTTTTAAACCTTGTTTCCATGCTTGGAAGTGTACTGCATGGAGATATTTAATATTTGAGTCTGGTCTAAAGAATAGGTTGACTGATTGGGCTTGGTCGATATACTCTTGCCTGTCAGCTGCATGCTCAATGATCCATCTTTGGTCAATTTCCATTGATGTTTTAAAGGTATCCTTTTCAAGTTCTGTAAGGAACTCAAGATGTTGAACACTTCCATCGTTGGCGATAATACTTGACCAGACTTCGTTATAATCCAGCTTACTGTCTGCATCACATTTCTCCTTAATAATTTTATCAAGATAACGATTCTTGTTTAGGTGAGAACCCGATAGAGTGTCTTGGCGATAAGCGTTAGCCCTATAAGGTTCAATACTAGGAGAGGTATTGCCCATAATAATGGAAGAACTAGCATTGGGAGCAATTGCCATGAGATGGCTGAAACGATTACCAGTACCCTTAGCATCAGGTGCTTCACCCCTTTCAGATCCAAGTTCGATATTAGCATCATCGAGTTTATACCTTATGTGTGAAAAGATTTGATTGTTTGACACTTTAGCCATAACACCCTCAAAAGGCAAACCTCTCTTCTGAAGGTAGGCATGAAATCCTAGCGCACCAACGCCAATACTACGCTCAAGAGTAGCAGAGTGAACAGCCCTGGAAATGGCACTAGGTGCGTTATCAATAAAATACTGTAGCACGTTATCGAGCATTTCAGCAATATCGCGAAGGAACAGGGGATCTTTTCTCCAATCATCAAAGTACTCCAAATTAACTGATGATAAGCAACACACTGCTGTTCGTTCTTCATTCGTTGGTAGAATAATTTCTGAACATAGGTTTGACTGATTAATTTTTAATCCTTTATCTTTCAACCATTGAGGCATCTTTCTATTTGATTCATCAATGAAGTGAAGATATGGTTCTCCTGTTTGCATACGCAACTCTAAAATCTTTTGCCAGAGTTCACGAGCAGAAACAATGTCACGCTTTTCTCCACTATGTGGATCAATCAACTGCCATGAGTCATCAGCAGTAGGGTCAAGCATGCAGCGTTCAACGATTTCCATAAATGCATCAGGAATGTTAATGCCATGGTGAAGGTTCAGAGCACGCATGTTCTGATCACCAGTTGGCTTACGCATTTCTAAGAAAGGAATAATATCTGGATGGCTAATGTCGAGATAAGCAGCGTAGCTACCACGACGAGTCCTCCCTTGACGATAAGCCAAAGACGACGCATCGTAAATTTTGAGGTGAGGCATAACTCCAGTACTCTTGTCATCAGCCGAACGGATACCAAAGCCAATGCCAACACCGCCACCAAGCATAGAAAGCCAATTAGTTTCGCTAAGATTATCAACTAAACCCTCCGCTGTATCTTCAATATAATTTAAAAAACATGATATTGGAAGACCACGCTTACTACGACCGAATGACAAAATAGGTGTAGAATATGACAACCAATGTTTGCTACTATAATCATAAAGTCTTTGCGCATGTTCTGGATTGCTACCAAACTTAGCACTAACATACGCAAATCTTTCTTGGGGAGATTGTTCATCTTCCCTCATATAACTTTCTCTTAATCTAATCTTACCCAGTTCGTCAAATAGTTCATCTCGCGAATAGTCAACCGTAATACCGTGAACGACACTGTCCATATAAATCTCCAATTATTATTCTTATTCTGATACAAATTCCGTAGTCATAGGGAATACTTTAGCAATGACTTCTGCGCATGCTTTAGCAATTTCCATATGTTCCTTTTGTGTTCCATTAGCAGAGCGAAGTTCGATGT